ATATAATATTGACCATGACATGGTTGTTATATCTAAGACTGGACAAATTGGAGAGATTTATGAAATACAAAATCTTAAAATAGCTTTACCTAAACAAAACAATGTTCATAAGTTTGAAGAAGACAAATGGACTAGGTTTGATTACCCTAAAGTATTAAGTAAAATAAAAACAGTGTTTGACTGGAGAGAATATCCAGAGGACTTTAAAGAAAAATGGTATGATTACATTGATGAAGAATTTGCTCGTAGAGAAGAAGGTTTCTGGTACTTTAATAAAGGTATCCCTACTTACATTACTGGCACTCATTATATGTACTTGCAGTGGTCCAAGATTGATGTTGGGCAGCCAGATTTTAGAGAGGCCAACCGTCTCTTTTTCATATTCTGGGCCGCATGTGTTGCAGACTCCAGGTGTTACGGTATGTCCTATCTCAAGAACAGACGTTCTGGCTTTTCGTTTATGGCATCCGGAGAGTGCGTTAACATGGCGACCATATCAACCGACGCACGTTTTGGGATTTTGTCCAAATCTGGCGCCGATGCTAAGAAGATGTTTACCGACAAGGTTGTACCAATATCCGTTAATTATCCATTCTTTTTCAAGCCCATCCAGGACGGAATGGACCGTCCAAAGACCGAGCTTGCCTACAGAGTCCCCGCGTCCAAGTTCACACGAAGAAGTATCGTCAAGACCAGCGATGAAACCGGTGAAACCCTCTCGGGTTTGGACACCACAATCGACTGGAAGAACACAGGCGATAACGCCTACGATGGAGAGAAACTCAGGCTCCTCGTCCACGATGAGTCGGGGAAGTGGGAGAGGCCCAACAACATCCTCAACAACTGGCGTGTTACGAAAACCACCCTTAGATTAGGTAGTAGAGTAATTGGTAAGTGTATGATGGGATCAACATCAAATGCTTTAGATAAAGGTGGTAGAAATTTTAAAAAATTATATGATGACTCAGACGTTACAAAAAGAAATGCCAATGGACAAACACGTTCAGGACTCTATTCTTTGTTCATTCCTATGGAGTGGAACTACGAGGGATACATTGATTCTTATGGCCACCCTGTCTTCGAAACTCCATCAGAAAAAGTGTATGGACCTCATGGAACACCAATCACAATTGGGGTTATTGAATACTGGGAAAATGAGGTAGAAGGTCTTAAAGATGACCAAGACGGATTAAATGAATTTTATAGACAATTTCCTCGTACAACTAAACACGCGTTTAGAGACGAGTCTAAACAATCTTTATTTAATCTAACTAAAATATATCAACAAATAGATTACAACGAAGATTTAGAAAAAAATTCAGTTGTAACTACAGGCAGCTTTAGTTGGGAAGATGGAATTAAAGATACAAAAGTTATATTCGTTCCAAATAAAAATGGTAGATTTAAGGTTTCTTGGGTGCCACCTGTGCATCTACAGAATCAAATATTTATAAAACACAACATGAAATACCCAGCGAATGAACACATAGGGGCTTTTGGTTGTGATAGTTATGATATATCAGGCACAGTAGATGGTAAAGGTTCTAATGGATCTTTGCATGGTTTAACTAAATTTAGCATGGATGAAGCACCGTCTAATAACTTTTTTTTAGAATATATAGCTAGACCACAAACTGCTGAAATGTTTTTTGAAGATGTTTTAATGGCTTTGCATTTTTACGGAATGCCAATATTGGCAGAAAATAATAAACCAAGATTATTATACTATTTAAAACGTAGAGGTTATAGGAATTTTTCTATGAATAGACCTGATAAATTAAAATTATCTGTGACAGAAAGAGAGATTGGTGGAATACCTAACTCTAGTGAAGATATAAAACAAGCTCACGCTTCAGCTATAGAAACATACATAGAAAATCACGTAGGAAGTTTAGGAGAAAAATTTGGAAATATGTATTTTCAAAGAACACTAGAAGATTGGGCTACGTTTGATATTAACAATAGAACTAAGCACGATGCTTCTATTAGTTCAGGATTAGCTATAATGGCTTGTAATAAAAACAAATATAGACCAGTAAATGAAATAATTAGAGAAAAAGTTTCTTTAGGTTTTTCAAAATATAACAACAAAGGAGATTTTTCTAAAATAATAAAATAAATGATTCAAGGAAATTATAACAGTGGTTTTCCTAGTCAGGTAGTACCTGACGCAGAGAAAATGAGTTTGGAGTACGGTACTCGCGTAGGTAGAGCTATAGAGTATGAGTGGTTCAGAAGTAATAGAGGTGGTGACAGATTCTCTATGAATTTTGCTAATTTTCATAATTTAAGGTTATACTCTAGAGGAGAACAATCTATACAAAAGTATAAAGATGAGTTATCTATTAATGGTGATTTGTCTTATCTTAATTTAGACTGGAAACCAGTACCTATTATACCTAAGTTTGTTGATATAGTCGTAAATGGTATGTCTCAAAGAGATTATGATGTTAAAGCTTATGCTCAAGACCCTGAATCACAAAAGAAAAGAACTAATTACGCTGAAGGTTTATTAAGAGATATACAAGCTAGGTCATTTTTGCAAAAAGCAGAAAAAGAAATTGGCATGAATTTATGGACTACATCAGCTCCAGAAAATTTACCAGAAAATAAAGAAGAGTTAAGTTTACATATGCAGCTTAGCTATAAGCAGTCTATTGAAATAGCAGAAGAAGAAGCTATATCAAACGTAATGGCTCAAAACAAATATATACAGACTAAAAAAAGAATGCTTCAGGATTTGGTTGTCTTAGGTATTGGAGCGGTTAAAACAAACTTTAACAAGTCTAATGGAATAACAGTTGAATACGTAGATCCTGCTAATTTAGTATATTCTTATACTGATGACCCTAATTTCCAAGATCTTTATTACGTAGGTGAAGTTAAAATGATACATTTATCTGATCTTCAAAAACAATTTCCAGATTTAACACCTGATGAACTAAAAAGAATTGAAAAATTTCCAGGAACACAAAACTACCTTAGAAACTGGAACGAATCTCCAGATATGGTTGCTGTTTTGTTTTTTGAATACAAAACTTATAGTAATCAAGTATTTAAAATTAAACAAACAGATCAAGGTTTAGAAAAAGCATTAGAAAAAACAGACTTTTTTAATCCTCCACCTAATGATAATTTTGAAAGAGTATCAAGATCTATAGAAGTATTATATAGTGGCGCTAAAGTATTAGGTATTGATAATATGTTATCATGGGGAATGTCACAGAATATGACTAGACCTTTTTCTAATATGACTAAGGTTAATATGAATTACCAAATATGTGCTCCTAGAATGTATAGAGGGCGTATAGAATCTTTAGTAGGTAGAATAACAGGCTTTGCTGATATGATTCAATTAACACATTTAAAATTACAACAAGTTATAGCAAGGATGGTGCCAGATGGTGTTTTTGTTGATGTTGATGGTTTAGCAGAGGTTGATTTAGGTAATGGAACAAATTATAATCCACAAGAAGCGCTTAACATGTATTTCCAAACAGGTTCTATTGTTGGTAGATCTTTAACGCAAGATGGTGATCCTAATAGAGGTAAAGTACCAATACAAGAGCTTCAAACGTCTAGCGCTAATGGTAAAATACAATCACTTATAGGTACTTACCAATATTATCTTCAAATGATACGTGATGTAACAGGGCTTAATGAAGCTAGAGATGGTAGCACTCCTGATAAAGACGCTTTAGTTGGTATACAAAAAATGGCGGCTGCTAATAGTAATACAGCTACACGTCATATATTGCAATCATGTTTGTATTTAACTGTAAAAGCAGCTGAAAACGTATCACTTAGAATAGCGGATATGCTTGAGTTTGATTTATTAGCGGATACTTTAAAGAAATCTGTTAGTAATTTTAACGTAGGTACGTTAGAAGAAATGGCTAATTTAAATTTATTTGAGTTTGGCATATATCTTGAACTACAACCAGACGATGAAGAAATAGCTAAGTTAGAAGAAAACATACAAGTAGCTTTACAATCAGGTCAAATATTTTTAGAAGATGCTATTGATATAAGACAAATAAAAAACTTAAAATTAGCTAACCAAATGCTAAAAGTTAAACGTAAAGCTAAACAAAAAATGGATCAAGAGATTGCGCAGCAAAATATAGCGGCTCAATCACAGGCTAACATACAAGCGCAAGAAGCATCTGCTTTATATGAGGTTCAAAAGCACGAAGCTATGGCGGCTTCAAAATTACAAATCGAACAAGGTAAAGCTGGTTTTGAAATACAAAAAATTGAAAAAGAAGCTCAAATAAAAAAGGAGTTAATGGAGATAGAATTTCAGTACCAAAAACAATTAGCTCAAATAGACAAAGGATATATGAGTGCTAAAGAAACAGAAATAGAAGATCGTAAAGATAAAAGAACAAAAATGCAAGCAACACAACAAAGTGAAATGATTGCGCAAAGAAACAATGACTCAGGTCCTGTAGATTTTGAATCAGGTAATGATAGTCTTGGTGGAATAAACTTAAATGGCTTTGGTCTTTAAGTAGTATTATTTATTAATTTTATATTATTATATTATGTCAGAAACAAAAACAAACGATGAAGTGATAGCTGAAAACCCTATTGAAAGAAGTGGTGAGGTTAAAACTGAAACAAAAGCAGATTACAAGGTTGATTTAAAAACAGGGTCAACAACAAAAAACAAACCATCTACTGTTACAAAGGTGGATTTAACTAAAAAACCAAAAGAAGATGCCGTTCAAATCGGAGAAACAAAAGAAGTGGTTGTGGAAGAACAAACCGGAGATAGCCTTAAAATGGACGAACAAGTACATGAGTCCAGCAAAGCTACTGAAGAGTTTAAACAAATCCAAGAAATAGACGAAAAAGAAGTTAAACAAGTAGAGGCAACAGTAAAAGAAGCAATAAGAGATGAAAAAGTACTAGGTAAACAATTACCAGAAAACATCGAAAAACTTGTTAATTTTATGGAAGATACAGGTGGCACCGTGGAAGATTATGTCAGATTAAACGCTGACTACTCTAATGTAGACGGTAGCGCTTTGTTAAAAGAATATTATAAAAAAGCTAAACCACATCTTAATGATGAGGAAATAGGTTTCATCATGGAAGATAATTTTGAATATGATGAAGAAGTGGACGATGAGCGAGACGTCCGAAAGAAAAAACTTGCTTTTAAAGAAGAGGTTGCAAAAGCTCATAGTTATTTAGAAGATTTAAAAGGTAAATATTACGACGAAATCAAGTTGAGACCGGGCGTTACCCAAGAACAGAAAAAGGCTATGGATTTTTTTAATCGATATAACGAAGATCAGCAAATTGCTTCACAACAACACGAGGACTTTAAAACTAAAACTAAAGAATACCTCTCCGATGATTTCAAAGGTTTTGATTTCAAAGTTGGAGATAAAAATTTTAGATACAATGTTAAAAATCCAAATGAAGTTGCTGAATCCCAGTCAAATATTTCTACGTTTGTTCAAAAGTTTTTGGACAATGACGGAGCAGTTAAAGACCACGAAGGATATCACAAAGCAATATACGCTGCTAGAAACGCTGATACTATAGCGCAACATTTTTACGAGCAAGGCAAAGCCGACGCTGTTAAAGATGTAGTGTCTAAATCTAAAAACATTAATAACGAATCTAGGCCACAGCCTACAGGAGACGTTTTTGTTGGAGGGTTTAAAGTAAAAGCTGTTAGTGGTTCTGATTCTCGTGGACTTAAAATAAAAACACGTAAATTTAACAATTAAAATTAACAATTATGGGAATATTAACTCCTCAATTTGGTAGTTTAGTGCCTTCACAGTCACAACAGACTTTGGCTAACAACTACTTAAACTTCAACGGCGCTGCTGGTGGAGGAACATTCGCACAACAATACCTTCCTGAAATTTATGAAGCTGAAGTAGAAAGATACGGTAACCGTACTATCTCTGGTTTCTTAAGAATGGTTGGTGCTGAAATGCCAATGACTTCTGATCAAGTAATTTGGTCTGAACAAAATAGATTACACATCGCGTATGATAACGTTGCTTGTAATAAAAATCAAACAATCACGTTACCTGCTGGCGTTACTAACGTACTAGCACCTAACATGACTGTTGTAATTATGGATCCAGCTAATCCATCTGCTACTGTACATGCTATCGTAGGAAATGGTGCTGCTCAAACAGGAAACCAAACTGCTACAGTTTATCCATATGTTGCTGCAAACCTTGCTGGTTTATCAGCTACTGGACTAAAACTATTTGTATATGGTTCTGAATTTGCTAAAGGTACTGCTGGTTCTACTGAGAACATCACTCCTTCTTTCACGCAATACGCTAACTCACCTATCATTATTAAATCCAATTATCAAATAAATGGATCTGATACTGCTCAAATCGGTTGGGTTGAAGTTGCTGCTGAAGACGGAACATCAGGGTTCTTATGGTATCTAAAAGCTGAAGGTGAAACTAGATTAAGATTTGAAGATTACTTAGAAATGAGTATGGTTGAAGGTCAATTAGCTACAGCTGGTTCTGGTTTTACTACTAATCAAAACGCAATACCTGGATTTGGTGGTGCTGCGCCTACAGTTGCTGCTAAAGGAACTCAAGGTTTATTTTCTGCTATACAGTCAAGAGGTAATGTACTTGCTGGATACGGTGGAACGTTAACTGATTTTGATTCTATATTACAAAACTTAGATTCTCAAGGTGCTATTGAAGAAAACATGCTTTTCTTAGATAGAGCTACAGAGTTACAGTTTGATAATATGTTAGCACAACAAAATTCTTACGGAGCTGGAGGTACATCTTACGGTGTATTTGAAAACTCTGAAGAAATGGCGTTGAATTTAGGATTTTCTGGTTTCAGAAGAGGTTCTTATGACTTCTACAAAACTTCATGGAAATACTTAAATGATGCTTCTACAAGAGGTGGTTCTGGAAACTTCACTGGCGGTGACAACATCGATGGTGTATTAGTACCTGCAGGAACAACTACTGTGTATGACCAATTACTTGGTACAAACATCAGAAGACCGTTCTTACATGTACGTTACAGAGCTTCTCAAGCAGATGACAGAAGAATGAAATCTTGGATCACAGGATCTGTTGGTGGTGCATTTACTACAACTTCAGATTTTATGCAAGTTTCTTTCTTATCTGAAAGATGTTTAGTAACTCAAGCTGCTAATAACTTCGTGTTATTTGTTGCTTAATATTTATGTAATTCTTACCCTCGTTGTATTGACGGGGGTAATTATTACTTTTATAAACTATTTAATTATATTATATTATGTCAAAAACAAAAGAAAAAAAAATAAGCAACCCAGAACAAGGCTGGGAAATAAAAGATAGAAATTACTTTTTAACAGGAACAGACAAACCTTTAACATACACGCTTCCTTCTAAGCACTCAGCACGTTACCCTTTATTATGGTTTAACGAAGAAACAGGAGAGCAAAAAGCTATAAGATACGCTACTAACCAAATGTCTCCGTTTGAAGCAGATCAAAAAGGTGAAGTTACAATGTCTCATATTGTTTTTAGAGACGGCGCGTTACACGTTCCAAAAAGAATGCAATCTTTACAAAAGCTTTTATCACTATATCATCCGTATAAAGGAACAAGATATCAAGAGCATTCGCCAGTACAAGAAGCTCAAAGTGATTTACATTATTTAGAATTAGAAATAGAAGCTTTAAATCATGCTAAAAATATAGATATTGATGAAGCTGAGGCTATTCTTAGAGTAGAAAAAGGCTCTGTAGTTTCTAAAATGAGTTCTAAAGAAATAAAAAGAGATGTACTATTGTTCGCTAAAAATGATCCACAATTATTTATTGAGTTAGCTCAAGATGATAATGTTCAGTTAAGAAACTTTGGTATAAAAGCTGTAGAAGCTAATATATTAAGTTTATCAAGTGACAATAGAGATTTCAAATGGGCTAGCAATGGCCGAAAACTTATGACTGTACCTTTTGAAGAACACCCATATTCAGCTTTAGCTGCTTGGTTTAAAACAGACGAAGGTTTAGAAGTTTTTAAAACTATAGAGAAAAAACTCTCTTAATCTGTAATACTAATATAGGGTCCGTTTAATCGGGCCCAATATTATAATAAAAATATACAAATGGCAATAAACGTAGATACTGTTTATAAAACAGTTTTATTAATACTTAACCAACAGCAAAGAGGCTACATGACACCTGACGAATTTAACAAAGTCGGTGCTCAAGTTCAACTTAATATGTTTGAAAATTACGCTAGTGATCTTAATCAACAATATAGAGTTGCACAAAACGACACGGAGTACGCTAATAGAGTTAAGAATATAAACGAAAAAATTGACATTTTTAAAAAAATTGGATCAGCTAACTACAATACGGCTGAATCATACTTTACACTTCCTTACGCAGACAGTTCTCCTTATTTTGTAGAAAACGAAGCAAACAACGGTACTAATAGCTATACTGTTGCGGGTTTTACTAGTAATAATAGTTCTAATTTTGACACTCAATGGAGAGTTACTGCTGGTGGAACAGAGGTATATAACTACACGTTTACAACTAGCGGAACTGGTACTCAGTTTATTTTTACTAGCTCACCTGCAGGCGCTATGGTTTTTGAAGCTTACTCTATGGATTTTTATAGAATTGGAACAGTTATATACAATGATCTTACAGAAGTACAGATGATAGATAGAAACGAATGGTATTTAATAAAAAAAGCACCATTAGTAGCGCCTACAACGTCTCAACCTGTTTGTTTATATGAAGACCAAAAAATATATGTATACCCTACGTCTATAATTAATAGCTTACAAGTTTCGTATATAAAAAAACCTAGTAATCCTATTTGGGGTTACGTATCAGGTGCGTTAGGTCAATACAGTTACTACGAACCTTCTTCAACTCAATTTGAATTACATCCATCAGAGCAGACAGAACTTATAATAAAAATATTAATGTATGCTGGTGTTATTATAGAAGATCCAAACTTAGTGCAAATAGCTGCGCAAAAAGTACAGGGTGATGATTTAAATGAAAAAAGCTAATAAATGGGACTACTTACAGAAAACAACTTACAATATTACGGAGGAACTCAACTGTTTACTCAGAACGCTAACACTCGAAACTTTATTAGCACATTTGATACTGAGTTAATATTTACTACAAACGATCCTACTAACACAAACTATTCTTTAAATAACTGTGAATTATACCAAAGCGCAGATCTAGGTGTTACATGGACACCTTATAACACTTTAGCTAACGCAAGTTATACAGCTACTTTTAATTCTTTAAATAGTACTATAACTACAAATACAGCTATAGCGGCTGGAACGTGGTTCATGATACAGTTAAGACAAGCTGCTATAGAAAATAATTACGGTAGTTATGAATACATAAGCATAAACGATATAGTTAATAACTATTTAATTGCTTATGTTGGTGAGGGTAAACTAGTTCCTAATGTTAAAAGAACTGATGTTATATTTCACGCTAAAAGAGGTTTACAAGAATTTAGTTACGATACATTAAAAAGTATTAAGTCTGTAGAATTAAGTATACCTTCTAGTTTATCTTTAATAATACCGCAAGACTACGTAAACATTGTAAGATTATCTTGGATAGATGAGTTAGGAGTACAAAGAATAATATACCCAGCTAACAACTTAACAACAGCGCCTTACTCTGCTTTGTCGCAAGATCAATCAGGGTTTCCTATACAAGATGCTAATTCAAATAATGTAGAAGTTCCACCTACAACTATAGAAAGATGGAATGATGCTGATACTAGAAAAATAACAGGAAATTATAGTTGGAACGCTGCTTATAATACTGACGCTTGGCTGGATGGTTATCCTATGCTATGGCAACAAGCTGTTGGCGAAAGATATGGATTAAACCCATCGACAACACAGGTTAACGGTTGGTATTTAGTAGATGAAAGAAGAGGTACTTTTAATTTTTCAAGTAATTTAGCTGGAAGATTAATAGTATTAGAATACATATCTGATGGCTTAGCTACTGACTTAGAGACTAAAGTGCCTAAGTTGGCTGAAGATGCTATGTACGCTCATATAAATCACTCTATATTAGCTAGTAGAATAAACCAACCAGAATATATTGTACAAAGATATAAAAAAGAAAGAAGTGCTAAACTAAGAAATGCTAAGATAAGATTATCAAACATAAAACTTGATCAAATAGTGCAAGTTATGAGAGGTAAATCTAAGTGGATTAAAAATTAATACATGGCAGAAATTAAAAATACCTTTTTAAAAGGTAAAATGAATCAAGATTTAGACGCTAGACTTGTTCCAAATGGAGAGTATAGAGAAGCTACAAATTTACAAATAAGTAGATCAGAAGGATCAACTGTTGGTGAGTTTGAAAATATTTTAGGTGATTTAGCTGTTGCTAGTACTGGGTCACAAAATATTAAAATAATAGGTCAATTTTCTGATACTACTAATAATATTATATATTTTTTTGCCAGTGATCATTATGATAATTCATCGCCACCAGAAAGAACAGACAGCAGCAACAACTGTAGAATATACTCTTATAACATAGACACAAACGCTTTGGTTAATTTAGTAGATGGGTATTGGTTAAACTTCAATCAAGCTTACCCTATTTATGGAGTTAATCTTGTTGAAGAATTATTATTCTGGACTGATAACTTAAATCAACCAAGAAAAATAAATATAAGTTTAGCTAACCCAACCCCTTTAGCTACTCCAGTTTATTATTTTAATGAAGACCAAGTTTCAGTAGCTAAATATTACCCGTATCAACCTATAGTTGCTATGGAAAGAAGCACGTATAGAGTCGATGGGGCTGTAAATAATAGTAATATAGTAGTTTTAGATCAAGCGGCTTCTAACATACAGGTAGGAGATATAGTTACAGACAAAATTAAAACAGGTACTGTAGTTATAAATTCTTTAATTACTGTAATTGAAATAACAGCAAGCAAAACTGTTAAATTATCACAAGCTGTGACTTTAGCAGACGGTTTTAAAATAGATTTCAGCAGACCTTCAATGGAGAATCAATCTAGCGAATATGTTAGCGATTATAGTTTAATAGAAAGCTATGCTGTTGCAGGTAATAACGCTGGAGACAATATAACTATACTGTCAACTCTTTTAAATAACACGCCTACAATAGGTATGTATGTGACTTGTCCTGATAGTCCTAGTAAAATATCTAGTAGTAATTTTGGGGCAACCCCAGCTAATACAGGTGTTATAACATCAGTTAATGTTAGTGGTAGTAATACTATAATAACTTTAAACGTCGCTAACACGTTAAACGCTAGTTCGCCTTTTCCTGATATATTGATAGGTAAAAATCCTAATTATGATTCTCAATGGAAAGGCGACCCTGATTTATTAAAACAAGAATACGTTAGGTTTAGTTATAGGATAAAATTTATTGACAACGAGTATTCTTTAATGGCTCCTTTTAGTCAAATAATGTTTATCCCTGAGCAGTACAGTAAGTTTGGCAAAGGTATAAATACGCAAGAAGAAGATATGGACGACGCTTATCAAAGCACTATAGTATCTTGGATGCAAAATAATATTGACAATATTTTATTAAGAATACCTATACCAAAAATTATAAAAAGTAATCAGAATTTAGCAACAACAGCTAACGCTGCTGATTTAATCGCAAGTCTTCATATTAAGTCTATTGATATATTATATAAAGAATCTGATTCATTAGCTGTTAAAGTTCTTGATACTGTTCAAATAACAAGCGCGACTACTTTTAGTTCTATTTTATATGAAGATCTAGTTAATTTTAGTAATACTGTAAAATATTTAGATTACAATTACGAATCTAGCAAGCCATACAAAACACTACCTCAAAACCAAACAGTTAGAGTTTATGATAAAGTTCCTGTAAAAGCTTTATCGCAAGAAATTATAGGTAATAGAGTTGTTTACGGTAACTATATAGACAAGCATAGTAGTCCTTTAGCCGCTAATTATGGTGTTACTATAGCCGACAAGTCTGTGGTTTATGATAACTATACTCAGTTTCCTAGTAGCTCTTTAAAACAAAACAGAACTTATCAAGTTGGTTTGGTTTTAGCAGATAGATATGGTAGACAATCAAATGTTATTTTATCTACTCAAGATGATAATCCTAATCAACCTGGTTCTACTGTTTTTTCTCCTTATAAAAAATATTTAGACAACGACGTTTTTAATTGGCTTGGTAATGCGTTTAGACTTACTTTTAACGCAGCTATACCTGTTGATAACCCTGGTCCTGGCATATGGAACTCTACAACAACTCCATTAGGTTGGTTTTCTTATAAAACTGTTGTTAAACAACAAGAACAAGATTATTACAACGTGTACTTGCCAGGTTTTGTAAATGGTTACCCGGTAACACAGAACGTAGAACAAGATCAAACTGTTTTTACAGTTTTAACTGGTGACAACATAAACAAAGTACCTAGAGATTTAACCGAGGTTAGTGGTCAACAAACTCAATTTAGTAGTAGTGTTAGGTTGTTTGGCAGAGTGAATAATCCTAACATAAACAATAAGCAGACTGGATCACCAGTTATACCATACACTAATCATTCAACTCCTTGGAACCAACAATATTATCCTAATATAAGTTCTGAATTTGTAAGAAACATAACAACAATACAAGATGGTGAAATACAAGCCTCGCCTTTTCAAGCTGGGATAAACGCTGGCGCTTTTGATAACGTTGCAGGTAAAATACCTTGGGGCACTACGCCTGGTGGAAATAATGATGATATGGCCCCGTTGTACAATGCTGACGCTAATCCTTATTTTGCAGAACTAAGTGTAGGTCAAAGAGTGTTAGAAACTAATGACACAGACCCTGTAAACGCTTCAAGAAACAGAAGTAATCAATTAGGCGCTATATGTACAGTTAACGCAGCTGGATCTTCTGGTGCAATAATTACTATGCAACCTTTTTTAACTATATCTGAAACAGATCCTACGGTTTCGTTGTTAGATATATTTTGGGAAACATCCTCTACGGGTAATTTAATAGATTTAAATAATACTATCAACGCACAGTATGCTGGTTTAGTTACAACTACAGATGTTGATTTATCATTTTTTGAAAACGCAGTGCCAGAGACAGCTATAGATGCTAGTTTTAGTTTTGTAGATGGTGGTGGAACTCCTAGAACAAATCTTACGTCCGCTAGTATAACAACTATAGTAGACAACTTAAATAACTCTGTAGACAACAAAACATTTGAATTAAGAGCAAACAGTAACGGTACTTATGGTCTTTATACTGGTAAAGCAAGCACCACAGGCTTAGACGCTTATTTTTGGTATGGAACAAGTTCGCCTCAAGTAAACGACTATACAATAACTTTTGCTACTGTTTTTACAGCTGGAGACGGAGTAACATACTCAAATTCTATATCTACAATGAACGTTAAAGTAAAAAACATTATACCATCTACTCTAGTAGGTAATCAATGTCCTATAACTTTATCAGGAACTGATGCTCCATCTGTTAGCGATACTACTATATTTAATTTTTTAACTGGTCAAACAGTTGGTAGCACAGCTAACTATGGTAAATGGGTTAATGGATCTGCTGATGTTAATAATCACCAGCAAGAATTAATTTTTAGTATTATATCTCAAGTAGATACAAGCGGATCAGTTAATATATTTGAATTTGCTACGCCTTCAAACGGTGTTTTAACCGTAAAAAGTAACTCAACTTTAGTAACTGGAAAAACTTATACTATAAACGTTGGTATAACAGATAACAATGGTGTTACAACTGGCGCTGTACCATACACTGGTCTTCAAGGTAATTGTTCTATATCGTTTACTGTTGGGGCTCAGCATATAAATAGAGCGCCTTGTAATGGCCCAATATTAACTGGATTAAACATAGGGTGTGGAAATTATAGACAAATATGGGCGTTTGTAAATAGCGCTTCGCAATCAGGAACTTCTGGTGGTTTAGGAACATATCCTTCAACAGGCATACCTACTATATTTTATGGCACGTCAAACAATTATACTTATTATAATGTGGCAAATAAGTATAGCGCAAGCATAGTAGGCAACACTACAAACGGAGGTTTAAACTCTGGAGCGTCACTATATATAACGCCTACTTTAAGATTTACACAAGCTCCTAATAATCCAAGTGCTAATGTATATTATACTATACAGCATAGAGCTAACGCTCAAAGCTCTTGGCAACAAGCGGTTTATTACAAAATACAGCAAAATAATGGATCTATAGTAACAACAACAGGCGCTGTTGGTACAGCAAATTATTTAACTGGATCTTATATAAGTGGAGGAGCCACAGATTACAAAACAAAATATTGGTTTAATGTTGCTGGTGAATATAGGGTTTTATCTTCTTATGTTCAAGGTCAACTTTGCTCTACAGGTTCAGCAAGCACAGTTACATTTTTTCCTGATTTTGGAGATGGCGTGTACAGTGGCCAATGTAGTTTAGGCCCATTGTAAAAAACAAGTAAAAACAAGTAATAATTAATATATGGCAGTTACTATTGAATTAGGTTATTTTAATACCTTTGCATTAAAAAGATTAGCTAGCACAGCAGTGCCACAAGTAGCTGATCCTAACGAAGACTGGTTCATTGAAGAATCAAGAATAAAAGGTGGTTATAATAATACAACTGTTGATTTTGGAGTTAAAGCTTATTTAGTTGAAGATGTGTCTCAATCATCTAGAAGAACTAATTCTCTTATATATTCTGGCGTTTTTAATTCAAGAACAGGTATAAATCAAACAAATCAATTTAGCGTAGCAGAAGAAATAACTAGAAGCGTAGATCCTATTGGTGGTTCTATACAAAAACTTTACGCTGAAGACACAAATTTAATAGTTTTTCAAGAAAAGAAAGTCAATAGAGCTTTAATAGATAAAGACGCTATATACTCTGCTGAAGGATCTGCCATAACAACAACGGCTAACTTAGTTATAGGGCAAATAACTCCTTACGCAGGTAACTGGGGTATTGGTACTAATCCAGAATCATTCGCCGTGTATGGTTATAGAAAATACTTTGTAGATAAAAATAGAAACGCTGTATTAAGATTGTCTCAAGATGGCATAACAGAATTATCTAACTATGGTATGAGTGATTATTTTAGAAAACAACTATCTTTAATAACTTCTACTGGTAAAATAACAGGCGGCTGGGATATACATAATAAAAATTATATATTAAACATGGTTCCTTCATATGGTTCTTCGAACTATCAAACACTTTGTTTTGATGAAAGATCTTTAGGTTGGACTACTTTTTATACTTATAATCCTAGTTTTATTACAAGTTTAAAAGGAAACACTTATACTAGCAAAGATGGTAAATGGTATCAAAGTTATGTAAACGGTCGACCAAGAAATAAATTTCATGATGATTCAGCACCGTCACAAAGTACGGTTAAATTTATTTTAAACCCAGCTCCTGATAAAATGAAAAACTTTAACACGTTGAGCTACGAAGGTACAAACGGTTGGGAAGTTACTTCAATTATAAGTGATGAAACTGGTTATGATTTAAACGTTAGTGAATCAGCTTATGGGTCAGAAACAGACATTTCTTCGACTATATGGAGTTATGATCAAGGACAATACCAAGAAGGTGGTGTTACTCAATACGCTGGGTTTGCAAGAAAACAAAATAATTATGTGGCTGCAATAAAAAGCGCTACGCCTGCTCAAGTAGGAGAAGTTATTTTTGGTAATTCAATGATGGGTATAAAAGGTTACACAGCTGTAGTCACTATGACAACAGACACAACTAGATCTGTTACAGCAAATGGCCAAACAACTAATTTAACAGCTACTGATAATGGAGGATTAAAAGAGTTGTTTTCAGTAGGAAGCACTTTTTCGTTACAATAAAATTATATGAAATTAAATATTAGAAAAATACAACATGACGACTGGGACACTTTAGTTTCCTGGTGGTTAGAGTGGAGGTACTGGAAAGTTGCCCCGCCAAAAGATTTTTTACCAGACAATGGAACTGGTGGGTTTATGGTTGAAAAAGACGGTATACCTATAGTTTCAGGTTTTTTATATTTTACTAATTCACAAGGCGTTTTGCTAGAGTGGATAGTTTCAAATCCAAACTATAGAGATAGTGATAGAAAAGAAGCTATAATTCTTTTAATAGATACAGCAGAAGACTTTATAAAAAAACAAGGTAAATCTTATATATTTAGTATAGGTAGAAATAAACATTTAATAAAAATACATGAAGAGTTAGGTTATTCTGTGGATAAAAAACCTTCTCATGAAATAATAAAAACAATTTAATATGGCAGCAGTAACAGCAGCGGTCGCTGGCACGGTAGGCGGCGCGTTAGTTAAAGGCATTGGCGCTAAAAAAGCAGCAAGAAGAGCAGGTAGAAAAGCCGCGGCTGCGCGTAGAGCTATTACAGACCTAGAAGCAAACAGACAAGATGTTATAAATCCTTTTGACAATATGGAAGGAGTTGCAGATATGGCTCAAAACTTAACCGGCATGATGTCTAATCCTATGGCTAATTTAGGTGTAGCAACTCAAGCAGCTGAGATGCAAGCAGAAGAAGCAGATATAGCTCTAGCAAATACTTTAGATACGTTAAGAGCAACTGGAGCTGGTGCTGGAGGAGCTACTGCGTTGGCGCAAATGGCACTTAAAAGCAAGCAAGGTATAAGTGCTAGTATACAACAACAAGAAGCTCAAAACCAAAAATTAAGAGCTCAAGGAGAACAAAACTTACAACAAAGACAAGTTGCTGAAGAACAAAGAATACAAGGTGTAGAGATGAACGACGCTGTTAGACTTCAAAATGCTCAATCACAAGGTAGAATGTTTGAATTTAACACACAAGAAAGTAGAGACAACACTAAGCTTAGTAGATTATACGGACAACAAGCAAATGCAGAAGCTAATCAAGCACAGGCAAGAGCATCTGGTGTTAATGCTTTATCGGGTGGGTTAACTGGTCTAGGTAGTTTAGCACTAGGCGGAGCTTTTGGTGATATGCCAGGAACCTAATAATAATAAAAAAAATATAATGGCAAAACAAAATCAAGCAGGTTACCCAGTAACAGTAATAAAACCTTTTGACGAAAGAGAAATACAATCTATAGCATCGCCTTTTGTTGCTTTAGGAAACGCATGGAAACAAGGTCAAGATGCTCTTACTAAAAAACAAAAAGCTATACGCAACAGAGAGGCTACAATGTATGAGACTGCTTACAAAAGTTTAGGTAAAATAGAAAGCGTTGACTATGCTACTTTTGACGATAATATGAGAAGTTTTTTTGATGGCAAGGTGGATGACTATGTTAAAATAAAAAACAACATTGATTCTGGTCTTATAAACCCTCAAGAAGGAGCTAGATCATTAGCTTACATATCTAACATGATAGATGAATACAAAACGTTAGCGCCAAAAGTTTTAGCACAAGCTAAATATATGATGGATAACGGCGCTGGTGGTAACAACTTATTATCAAAGTTAAATGACCCTAATTTAGAAATATTATTTTCAAAATTACTAGAAGGATCTGGAGAGGTTACCTTAGCAGAAGATAACAAAGGTAAAATGTACTTAAAAGGTTCTGGTAAGTTAGATGGAGAAGATTGGAACTATGATTTAAACTTAAGTGAGTTTGCAAAATTAGACGGCAAAGGAGATAGCTTAGCAATAACAACAGTTGATTTAGATGATTTAGGTTTGACTGATGTAGCTAAAGCAGCTTTAGAAGCCTCAACTTATGAAGAACAAAAAGAAAATGGAACTTCTATAGCTTACACTAATGTTGATCAAGTTAAAAGAGTATTAAGCGGCCCTATGAACAATGCTATTATAGATATAACTAAAGGTGAAGACTTTGCTAGTGTGTGGGCTGATCAAATATATAAAGACAAAACAGTAGATGAATTAAAAGAAGAAAATTTACTATGGGATGCTGCTGATCCAGTTAAAATGAAAACAGCTATTGATTGGCTGATAGATAAAGCTATAGATATAAACGTTCCTATACAACAGCAAATTCAGTTTGAAGGAAGAGGTGAAGATGGTTCTTTTGATCCTACTAGTAAAATGATAGGTGTAGATGAAAACTCTACTTTTAATGTAAAACCTAAAATAAAAATTGAAGAAGAAGTTACTGACACGCAAGCTGTAGATACAGTTCGTATTTACGCAACTGATCCTATTGGTTCAATGGATTCTACTTCTGTTGACGGAGACGTTGTTTCTACAACTCAAAAAGGAAACATGATAACTGTTACAACTACAAAAGAAGGTTTTGAGCCTAATGAAAAAACATATAATCTTAGAAAAGAAAAAGATTTTATTGCATATTTTCAAAAAATAAGAGAAAGAAACAAAAGGTTTGAAGGCACGGCTCAAGATTCACAAAAAAGAAAAGAAGACTTTTTACAAGAATTAAAAATGGAATTTATTAAACAAGAAAATCAAATAAAAGATGCGGGTGCTAGAAACGAAATAAGTGATACATACACGCTTGAAGATTTTAAAAATTCAAAAGACACAAGCAACATGAGCTTAGACGAAATAATAAGCGCGTATAAAAAAGAAGTAGACAAAAGAGTAAAGCAACTTCAAGAAGCTGCTGACTATAAAGTTAAATAATATACATATGAATCAACCAGAATTTTATACAGCAATTGGTTTTGACGAACCGGTTGATATAAATGAATTAAGTGAAGAAAATAGAAAGTTCTTTTTTGAACAGTTCTCACCTAAACCAGTAAAGAAAAACGATCCTGCTGTAAATGCGGAGACCAATGTGGGATCGACAAACAATACGGTCTCACAATCGGTGGATGGTTCTTTGGAATTACAAGAAGCTAAAAAATTAATAAAAGAAGATTTATTTAGTAAAGAAAAAAAAGAAAAGCTAACTTTAGAGGCTGACGAGGCGTATAACGCGTTAGAGCAAGATATTTCTAATCAAACCACTAGAAGAGAGGAGGCTAATCAAGCGACAGAGTTTATGTTTTCAAATATGAGTATGTTTGATAAGTCTTCTTTTAAAGGTCCTTTTAGTGATGAAGACAATAAAAATGTTTCTAAAGATACTCAAAAAAACACTATATTAAATGACGCGTATTATTATTCTTTAAGTCTTATGGATAAACTTGCGCTTGGTGGTAGAAATACAGATGCTGATGGATCAGAAAGAGCACCTTTAACTGAAAAAGATATAGAACAACAAAATAGCAATATTATTGAAGGTAAGAAATTACTAAAAGACAGTAGAGAGGTTAAAAATTTTAATTTACTTAAAAAAAATAGAGAACAAGTAGCTATAGACGCGTTACAGTCGCAAAACAATAAAAACATTTCTGACGAACAAGTGTTAGATTATGTAGATAAAAACAAAGAAGACGAAAATTTTAAAACAAGTGTTAAAGATTTTTTTGTAAAAGGCTATATAAAAGAAAGGCAAAAAGAAGCCATAATAGAACGTAATAAAAAAGAATCTGGCTGGGATGGTTTTACAGAAGGTGAAAATCAAAATAGATTAGAAGAAGCCGCTGCTTTAGTTTCTAGTAGTTTAGACGAAGAAGCTCAAAGTAACATAGCCACATCTGTAAACATAGATTCTAAAATACAAAAAATTGAGCAATCACTAAAGTCTTTGCAAACTTTAAGGCCAAAAAATCAAGAAGAAGCTGATTTAATAATAGAGCAAGCGGGTTTATTTATAAAAGAAAGACAAGGACTAGTTAATGCTTATGGTGAATTAGTTAATAAGCAAATAGAAATAGGTACTGAAGCAAAAGACATTAGAGGTTACTTAGACACTGTTAGTCGTAACCAAGGTTGGTTAGTAAACCCTATTGGTGCTTTAGTAGGCGGTGTATATGATTTTGTTAATAACGTTGACGAATTTGTAGATAGACTTAGTTATACTCCTTTTGAAATGGCTGCTGATTTAATTAAAGTTAAAACAGATGAAAATTCTTGGCTTCACAAAGGTGTATTAGCTATGGAAGGATTAGAAAAAACTAATTTTGGTGTTGATACAGCTATAAAAAACATGAGAAACGGTTTAGCAGAACCTATAAGTGTTACTGACATAAACAATTGGAGTGACATGTGGCAGTGGAGTTCTTATTTAGTAGGATCTCAAGCAACAAACACAGCTGTCATGTTAACAACAGGTGGTTGGGCATTACCATTGTTAGGCGCAAGCTCAGCAGGTGCTTCGTTTAACAGTATGCAAGAAGAAATAGACTTGTATGGAGCTGAATACACGCCTCTTCAAATGTATACAGTTGCTTTAGGTAGTGGTTTAGCAGAAGCTTTAAGCGAAAGAATAACTTTAGGTCAATTAAATAGAATAAAAAGAGGTTTAGCGGCTAGTAAAAAGTCTTTAAAACAAGGTACTTTTGATTACATTAAAAGCTTGTCTACAAGTAAAGGTAGAAAAAATGCTGCTTTAGGAGCTTTTGTATATGGTAAAGAAACTTTTGAAGAAGGTTTTACTGAATCTGTAGCTGGTTTTTCACAAAGAGCTTTAGAAAGATATGTGTTAGGTAAAGATGTTGACCTGTTTGAAGGTATGTTAGACGAGTTTGTGTCTGGAGCATTTATGAGTGGTTTTGTTTATAAAGCACCAGGTTTAGGTATTAAAATGTATAGAGCGTTTCAACCACCTGATTCTAACGAAGCAATAGGTAAGATTCAGACAAGAATGGACGAAATAGGTAACATACTTATGAACAATCCTTCTATGGATATTCGTGTTAGAAAAAAATTAGAAGACGAATTACAAGAAGGTGCTACTAAAGTTCAGCAGATAATGTCTAGGGATTTTAAAAACATGGACAAAATGACTCAGCAAGAGCAGAGTGATTTAATGAAAAAAGAAGATCAAATATATAAGTTGAGACAACTGTATGACGCTACTCTTAATGATAATACTATAAACGAAAAAGATAAAACAGATATATTAAATAGTTTAAATGCTGAGTTTAAATCTATAAGAAACGACAAGGTAAAAATATTATCTGAAGTTAATGTAAGAGAAGAAATAGCTTTAGCTCAAAAGCTAGGCAAGGAAACAGGTAGAACAGATTTTGGTGACAACGCGGTTGGAACAGGTCAAGCTGTAGAAGTTGTAGAAGATGACGCTGCTTTTATGGAAATGACTAAGATAAAAGAAACAGGTGTTGAAGGTACTGAGTTAGATAATGGTCAAATAGTTCTTAACAAAGCTCAAATGCTTGCCTCTGCTATGCGTAACGATGGTAATATAGGTACTGGTATACATGAGGTTTTACATAAAGTATTAAAATCTGAATTTAGTAGTAAAGATCCAGCAAAAGCTAAAAAATTAAAAGACCAATTTTTAAAAGTACTAAAATCTGAAAATAAATCAATACATGATTTAGTTATAGCTAGAGCTGATGCAAATTACAGTCCAGATTATTTAGAAAAAAATCCTGATGAATACATTACAATATTCGCTAGTGTATTAAAAGAAAACAATATAGAGTACAGCCAAGCGACAGATAGTGTGTTTAAAAAATTAGCTAACTTTGTTGGTGGCTTATTTAGTAGTAAATTAGATGTTGATCCAAACGACTTTAAATTTAAAGACGGTAAAGATTTATATAACTTTGTTCAAACATATGTTAAAAACACTTCTGAGGGTAAAATATCTGACAGAGCTAAAAAGCTAGCAGATGCAGGTAAAGATATTACAACTGATATTAAACTTTCTAAAAATGCTTCTGACACTGTTCAAGAAATATTTGAAACTAAAGGTAAAGATGGTGCTTTTGAAATAATAGAACAATACAGAGGTATGGCTAATAAGTTGGCTAATAAATACCAAAACGTACCAGGCTTTGAAAGACAACTACTTGTTGACGAAATACTAACAGGTAAACGTGGTGTTATAGATATGATAAACGAATATAAAGCAGACACTAATGTTCCTTTAGCCGCTTATATAAATAAATTTTTATCATCAAGATCTATAGAAGCTGCTAATAGAGTTTTAAAACAAGAGTTTGAAACTGATGTCACAGAGGCTAAAGCAGTTGTAGCTAAAGAAGCTTCTACAGAAGTTGAAGCAGAAACAAAAGCTAAACCAAAGCCTAGGTTAAGAAAAGATTTAAAGTTACAAGATGATGTTATAGACAAAATTAAAAACGCTGTAATCAAAACTTTTGGAACTAAACTACCTAGTGTTAAATCACCTCAGTTTAAAAAAGAACTAGAAAAACAATTTAAAACAGAACTAAAACCTGTTATAGCTAAATTGATGGGTAGAACTGATAGTTACGAAACTTTTTTAAGAGATAATTTTGAAGCTATATATAAAGCATTGCCTCAAGAAATAATAAACAAAAGATTTAGAGACTTTGCAGATCCTGTAATGAAAGACGGTAAACAGGTAAGAGAAAAGACAGCGCAAGGTAATGCTGTTTTTACTAAGAAAAAAATTACTAAAGCTGAATTTATAAAATACTTTTTAGGTTCTGATGTAGGTAGATCAACTCAAGGAACTAGAAAAACTGCATTAGCAGAAGCATTAGCTCAAGAGTTAGCCTTAGACGCTACTATGGAAGTCATACAAAACCCAGGTGTGTTAGAAAAAGCTATAGCTATATCTAACCTAGTAGATGGTGACTTTACTATAGAAGGAGTTTCTTTAAGTATAAAAAGACCTAAAGGCGTTAAGTTCTCTAAAGTTGAATTAAACGACTTTAATGACGATGTGGCTGATCAATTAACTTTAACCAACGCTTTTCAAAGTGGTCCTTTTAACACTGTTAAGCTACAACAGTACAATAGTCAAGCACTTAATTATAAAAAATTATTAAAAGATCTAAATGTTGAAGGTTTTGATATGAAAACTGCCAAAGGTAGAAAACAGTTTTTAGATTATGCTTATACTCGCAATATGATAACTAAATTTCCTAAAGCTTTCTGGAGAAGTATGCAAGGAACAACTGATGACGCTGTTTTAGATCCAAATATTCGTTCTAAATCTGAATCACAGTCCGATACTGGTTACCAAATTTCTATGCAAGAATTAGACGAAGCTGGAAATATAGTGTCAATTGGTTATGATGTAGATACGTTTGACAGTAGTACTTTAAGAGATTTTGCTGGTAACTTACCTTTTAGAAGTGTAACAGAAGCAGACGCTTGGATAGATCAAATTGAAAATGGAGAATATGAAATAGACGGTGTAATACAACCTGCTGTTAAGTTTGCAAACGAAAATTCTATTAGTCCTAATATGATGGCTGCTTTGTCAAGCACAAAGTACACCAACATGAAAGAAAATGGCAAACAAAGTTTTAACAAAATAAAAACTAGTAAGTTTCAAGCTGAGCAAGACAAATCAATAGATGGGTTAAAAGAAATATTTTTAATATTTGAGCAAGCTATTAAAGATGATAAAAACGCGGCTGCTTTTGTTGCGGCTATATTATCTTCTACAGCTTCTAATCAAGGTCATTTCATGAGAACATCTGCGCCTATTAGATTTTTTACAACTAATTTGCAAGCTGGGCCAAAAGGAATAAAATTTGTAGAAGAACACAGCTTACCAGCCTCAAGTGTTGCTAAGTATTTATTTGCATTAGCTATAAACGGAACAGTAGAATCTAAATTTGACGGCGTTAAAAACAATTATTATCAAGGCGCGATAAATAGCATAGATGATAAGAAATTAAAAGGAACAATGTTAAATGGTGAAAAGTTTAACTATGGTTCTGTAATGCCTTTAGGTTGGACTATAAACGACCAAACATGGGCTAGATACTTTAATATTAACGTAGGTAATACAAGAGGAGGTATTGATCCTGCTAAAATAATATGGAACGACGGTAAAAGTATTGCTGAAAAAACAGGCGTTAATTCATATGGCTTTATAGCTAAAGGAGAAACTAAAATTACCGAAAAAGAAGCAAAAACTCAAAACGGAAAGCTGTCTAGAAATATACCAGTCGATGCTTCTATTAGTAAACAAGTTGAAATAATGTCTAACATGGATAAAACCATGAAGCTTGCTAGAAACATTAATACACCTGAAAAGGGTATCAGTGTGTTTGACTTTGACGATACTTTAGCTAGAACAAGCAGCAAAATTATAGTAACCATGCCTAACGGTAAGGTTATGAAAATTAACGCTACTGAGTTTGCTAAAAGAGACGCAGAGCTTACAGCGAAAGGAGCTAAGTATAATTTTAGCGAATTTAATAAAGTTATTAATGGCAAAAAAGGACCACTTGCTGATTTAGCATTAAAACGTCAAGGTAAGTTTGGTAGTAAAGATATATTTGTATTAACAGCTAGACCACAAATAGCAGCTGATGCAATTAAAAAGTTTTTAGACGGTATAGGATTAAGTCTACCTTTAGAAAACATTACAGGTTTAGAAAACGGAACACCACAAGCAAAAGCTGATTGGGTTTTATCTAAAACAGCTCTAGGTTATAATAATTTTTATTTTGCTGACGACGCAATTAAAAATGTTAAAGCAGTTAAACAAATACTAGATCAAGTTGATGTTAAGTCAAAAGTTCAAATAGCTAAATTTAGTAAAGCATCAAACCTCAATAAACAGTTTAACGACATTATAGAAGACGCAACAGGTATTGCTAATTACAAAAACTTTTCAACAGCAAGAGCAAGAACTTTAGGTAGAGGTAAAAGTGCGGGTTGGTTTATACCTCCTCAAGCTGAGGACTTTGTAGGTTTATTGTATCCTTTATTAGGTAAAGGCAAAACTGGTGACGCAGGTATGAAGTTTTTTAAAGAAAACTTACTAGATCCTTTTAATAAAGCTGAAAATGCTTTAACACAGGCTAAAATATCTGTAGCTAATGATTTTAGAGCTCTTAAAAAACAATTTAAAACTATACCTAAAACTCTCAAAAAAGAGGCTATGGATGGTTTTACATATGGAGACGCTGTAAGAACTTATATATGGTCTCAACAAGGTATGGAGATACCTGGTTTATCAAAAAGAGATGGTGTTGAATTAATTTCGTTTATAGAAAACGACATAGAGCTAAAACAGTTTGCTCAAGGTTTACAAATGATACAAAAAGATAGAATGTATCCTGAACCTGATGAGTCTTGGTTGTCTGGAACTATTACAACTGACATAATAGGAGGTATAAACAATGTTGTAAGAAAAGATTATTTACAAGAGTGGGAACAAAATATAGATATTATATTTTCACCTGAAAATCTAAATAAATTAGAAGCTGCTTACGGTCAAAACTATAGAGAAGCTTTAGAAAATATTA